CCTCTAGCGCCAGCTTGTGCCGCGCCGTAACCTTGTGCGCCAGTCTGAGTTGCCCGATAGCCAGGAGACCGCACGTTCATGGGCTGATAGTTCATCTCTCTAGCAGCGCCAGCCATAGCGCCCTGAATACCCTGCGCGGCACTCTGATTAATGTTTGGAGCTTGCTGCTGTTGCTGCTGTACGCGACCGCCAGCTTTACCGCCACCGCCAGGCCGTCCGGCAGAATCCAGCACTTGCGGCATAACAGGAGCCGACAATTTAGGTCCAGACTGTGGCGTGGGAGTCCTTTTGTCAAATAAATGGCTTGGCGGCCTTACAGGGCCTCCTACAACATTTCTTACTAAATCGTCTTGTGGGGCTGGTGGCTGTCCTGGCGGTTGCGTTACTGACGGGCCATAGTTAACCTGAGACGGGGATATAGGGCCAGGCTGCATTGTTTGCGGTCCAGCCACACCTGTGCCCGGAGTAAAGAGTGGTCCGCTCCTAGAGACAGATGTCTGAATAGGTTGGCCAGGCTGCATTGTTTGCGGTCCAGCCATGCCTACTTGTTGTGGTACACCGTTACCTGAAGCCATTATGAAATCCTCCCTACGTTTCGCATATCAAACATCATCTGATCAATGCCTTTCTTTGGCGCTGCAGGCAGGCTTAACTGATTGCCAGGAGCTGAGGGAATATTAAGTTGCTGCAGTTGCGGCATTACTGTCTGGGGCGCGGCTGCCGCCAATGAAGGGGCGTTCATAGCGGGCAATGCTGCGCTCAACTGGAGCTCTTCAGGAAATACCTGCTGTTGTGATCCGTAGTCATAGGGGTCGATTCTATTGTTGCGACCACTGAACTCTTGCCCAGCGACTTCAATGTTGCCCCCGCGAGTGTCAGGCATTGGAGGTGTGCTTCTGGAGCCTGCGTAGGGATTATAGTCAACCGGAATGCTGCCAAGCCTGTCAGAGCCAGGGTAGGAAGGATAAGGATTAAAATTATTCGTACTTCCGCCAGCAAACAGCTCATTATATTCTTTTGCGTAGGCAGGCTCTCTTGCCTCAAACTCAGCAACAGCCTGGTCGAACAACCCGCCAGAGCTGTATCCAGATATACCGCCACCAAAGTCTTGAGCTTGCGGCATTCCAGCCATAGCATCGGTAGGTGCGGCCATTCCAAACGCGGAAGCAGCACTCAAGTTGTTCTGCATCGCAGCCTGTTGACTAGGCGTAAATCCAGCAACGTCTGGGCCATAGTATGGCATGTAGCCGATCTTTTGGACCTCTTCAGCTCGCGCTAGATTCCGCTTTGTCGCTTCCTCTGCCCACGCTGGTATTTCTGTTTTTGTGGATTGACCACCGCCCTTGCCACCGCTCATATCATATATCCTTGCTAAGTGTCGTGAACGCCTCGGTCCACCCTTTGCTTAATAAGACCCTTGCCCAACCTCTACGGCCAGCAACAGTCATGCCCGTGCATCCTTGCTGTCTTGCAAACTCTACCGCCGACTCGTCCATGTCAACTATCTGATTCTTCTCGCCACCCGCCAAAAAAATGTGCAGCACTTTCTTTCTGGGAAACGATATTATCTCTGTAACAGCGCAACCGTTTTCTGCTGGCCAAAATTGCATGTATCCGTTCTTTATGGCCTCAACAATGTCCTCGTACTCGTGCGTCCCGCCACTGTACTCTAATGCTGCCTTTATCCACTTCTCACAACGGTTTAGCTCTTCTTGCAAATCTGCCATATGTCCCCCTAATAATTGGCCGATTATAGCATTTATTGACGGCTTCTGGTTATTGTAAGGTCAATTGGCTTGGACGCTGGAGCAAAAGATGTTGCGGCAGCCCCATCAAGCCATAAATCGGTATCACTAACCGCAATCCTTGCCTGCATATAAGAGCCTGCAGTTACCTCAATTTGATCATTAACAGCCAAGACAATAAATTGATTGTTCGCATGCACCGTAGTCCTTTCTGAGTGGTTCAAGTTAGTCCCATTAACAGCTACCCAATAATATACTGTCTTCGTTGATGCGCTTGACGATTTAAGCTGCAGATGTCCCGAAATAGAATACACCCCCGCTTCAGCAAACCTAATTTTTGTATTATCACTGGGATCAATGCTTAATCCACCATTAGCGCTTACCGACGTAAACGATATATTGTACGCAGTGTCTGCCGACGCCGCAGTAATGGAGCTGTCCGCTGAAAACTCACCATAACCGTCAGCTAATACAATCTGCCTAAACTCGCCATTCTTGGACACTACTGGGTAACCAGTTCGGTCCCACAATACGACGCCATCTTCTGCCGCCGTGTCACCAGCTATGTAGTAGGCCAGCTTGGTTTTAGTTCTGGCTAAAAAGCTAACAAGTCGCTCTCCCCAGGGCTTCCATTCTGGACCTAACGGGGGTGGCGGGTTCTCAGCCAGGCTCATCGCTTGCCGCCTGGGATTACATTAAGTCGCATCTTGCCTGCACGCCAATCTTTAAGCTCAGTTCCATTAATACGCATCCTGACCTGGCGACCACTAAACCTGGCGCCTGTTGGGTTAGCAAGAGCAAACGGCCCGTGGCTAACCTCTGAGTCATTAGGGTAGAACCTGGTCTTAAAGGTCAGGGTAACTTCGCCCTGGTTAAGCTCGTCCGGGATAATCTCATTTACTTTGGCGATCTGATCGCCCTGAGCAATTGATATAGGACCGCTCTCCAGGAATGTCTCACTGCCATTATGTGAGTACCCGGTTTCGTGGTTTAGCACATTACCAGCGGTATCGAACATAATTGGGTTAGAAAATACACCAGCATCAACTGCAGAGCTGCGAGATAACTCACCAATGTTCCAGTGGCCTTCCTTGTAGTCGAACACAACGTATCGGTCGTTCTCCAGAGAGTCGGCGCTGGGGTAGAACCACCACACCTCACCAAACTGAGAGTTGTTGACTGCAAACGCTTTGCTTTTTTGAGCGTGGTTTATGTCCTTAAAAACGTGATCTGAGACATCGCAGGGCATTTCCTGTACGGAAGATCCGTTATAAGTGAAGAAGCTCTTGGAGCCCATCCAGAAGGCTCCCTCGTCTACCGCTACTGCAGCCATGCGAGAGATAGTGCCGCAAGATGTACCAACCCGCTCAAAGCCGTAAACAGTTGGCGGTCCATTGTATGTGGCGACGTGCGCGTCCAGGGAGGTCAGGATAAGTGTACGGCCTCTCACTCGGATTCCGCACATAATCTCGCCAGAGGTCTGCAGCTCAAGATCACCAGCCTGGTTAATTGCTGTGGGCGTCCAATCTGTGTTGTCTTCTCTGTCACACCACTTTACAAGGCGCGGATTGCTGCCTGCACCTAGAGCAAAGATAAAGCGCTCCTCAGTAACGACAATAGCGCCATTGCCTACCGGGGCATTCGTGATTGCTGCAGCGGGGGTGCCGGTGCTTAACTGCCACTCGTATATCTTACCGTCCTTTGATGAGCAGGCGATCAAATATTGGCCCCAGGTATCCATGGACCAGGATGTAGCCTCTTCTGGCACGCCGTCACTAGGACGTTCTGTACTGTAGTAAGAAGTGCCATAGAATGAACCGCCGTAGCCAAGATTCTGGTCTGCGTTAAGGTCGCCAGTGGTAAAGCTAATAGGGGTAATGTCAGAAACCGTACCCACTTTATTGACGTGGTACAGCTTTTCATAAGTGCCTGCCGCGATGTGGGCGTCTGCACTGTTGTCAGTCCACGTAATAGCGCCTCTGGGGGCGTAAGTAAACGCACTGGCCTTACGGGTAGTCCAGCCGCCAACAGGCCGCACAGAGCCATTCTGCCACCTTATGAGGTTAGCATCTCGCCACCGACCTACAGAATCCAGGTCAGTACCGTGCTTAAAGATACCTGCTGGAATGTCTACGCTAACATATGCCATTTATACTTCCTTTGCAGAGCGACGAAGGCGGCTACTTACCGCGCATCTCCATAATTTTTCCGGCACCGCGAATACCAAAACTGGAACTGATCGCGATGAATAATAAATACTGATACCACTCAGGCAGCTTGTCTAGCGCCTCAAATCCTTCAGCCACCCGGTCAATTACCGACACGTCATTGGCTGCTATTGCGTAGCCAACCATAAACACTGGGATGGCTAACACAATGGTCCAAAATTCATCTTTCCAAGAGCTGCTAGAGGCATCTGCCATCTTGCTCTCCCAGTCAGCACTGTTCTGGATAACATTCATCTTGGCGTCATGCTTGGCCTGCTTTTCCGCAGCCTTGTTAGCCAGGAACGTCTTGCCAATATCAGCAACCGGGCCGATTAACGCCGTAAATATACTCACTGAATAAGCCTTTCAAGCAAAGGCGATGCAATGACCAACGGGTAAAGAAACCACAGGCGCTTATCTATATCATCAAAGCGCTTGGTTCCAGCGTCCAATTGCTTCTCGATGCTTTGGTATCGAGTCAAACATTCACGCTCGTGAGCGTCTAGGCGTTGGATGGCTTCTTTAACCGTTGGCATGTCTAATTACTCTCCTGGCTCTTCTTTGTCCAGGTCAGCAACTAGCATGTTGATAAATGCATCTTTGCCTACTGAAAGTTGATCAAGGTTAAACTGAGTGGACCTGATTTTTCTATCTAGATCATTGCAGTGATTTACCATCACCTGCTGCTGCTCAGTCATGTCTTCAAAAATGTATTCAACATCATTTACTACGATGGGAGTTGTTTTTTTCTCGCCCATGTCGTGCTCCTTTCAGTTATTGTTTGGCTTTATTGCCAAGGAATGCGAACTGCTCCAAAACCTTGTAGGCTTTTGCAACAAATTCATCGTCTTTCGGTGTTTCAGTGTAATTGCACACTACACTGGCTATTGTAACCAATGACGTTGCAAGTACATATAAATCGAGTAAATATTGCACTAGAATCCTCCGTTTATCATGTAGTAACTGCCGCCAAATATAGCTAAGACCGCGATAGTGACCAGCACATTCTTAACTGCGTCACCTATCTGGCGTTGCTTCTTGAGTTTAGCCAGCCGTATCTTCTCCAGCTTGTGCTTGTGATCTAGCAAAGACTTATTCTGGATCAT